GAAATCACTCGCGCCATTACCATTGCCCCACTTATCGAAGCTTTCGGCTCCACGCAAGGCCCACGAATCCACCTGCTGGATCACCGGTTGGAGACGCTGCAGGAATCCGAGAAGACCGGAAACCCCATGACCGCTGATCTTGCCGGCATCCTGAGCCAGCAACGCGACCAGACGCGTGGTCGTGGGCATGGAGGAGTTCAACGAGTCCACCGAGTCCTCGAAGCCTTCGAGCGCTCCTGCGGCGGCGACGCTCTTGAGCTGACCGAAATCGGATTTGAGAGTGGACAAGCCCTTCGAGTAACGTTGTCCGACTTCGGTTCCCTGCTTCATCTGATCACTCACGCCCATGATGGCGACCACTGCAGTGACGGCCATGCCGCCAAGAGCGGAGGCGACTCCCGCCGCTCCCGCGGCGATGGGTATCAGGGCGGGAGCGAGGGGGATGAGCGCGCTCAGCAGGCTCGAATGCGACTTGGCGGATTTATCCGTTGCCTCACTGTTGGATTTCTTCGCTTTGGTGTCTTTATCGGTCGCTTCGGCCGATGCCGTCACCTTGGTCTTCTCCGCATCGATGGTGGTGTTGAGCTTGTCGAACGCATCATGCTGGGTGTTCAACGATTTGGTGAGGCCCGCCTGCGCGGACAGGTAGCGTGCGCTTCCCTCTCCGGCAGAGTCCTGGGCTTCACCAAGGCGCTGGTAGGAGGCTTCGACTTTCTTGTTGGCGACTTCGAGATCCCGGGTGGCTGCTGCCACCGCCTTCGATTTGGCGATCGCGTCGGATGCGTCCCCGTTGATATCGGAGCCGACGAGATCCTCATCCGAGAGTCCACGGGCTGCGGCGCGCACGGCCTCGATCTTGGCCAATGCCTGGTCGACGTCGGCATCGATCTTCATGTCCTCGGTGTCGTGAAGGGATTCTTCTCCGGCTTTCGCCTGCCCGATTCCCTCCATGTAGTCGGAGATGTCGAGTTTGAGCTCGCCCTTGATGGATCCTACCGACGTGTCCGCCATGGTCTACTCCGTTTCTGAGGTGTCTTGGTCGTCTCTGAGCTGTTCGAGTCTGCGTCGCGTGAGGCTTTGGGGATCGCTGAGGACTCCGGCCGTGCGACGGATGAACCAGAGCCAGGATCGGTCGGCGAGGACCTGAATGTCGTCGATCTCAAGCGCGTAGCTCCTCTGGAAGTCCGCGGTGAGCAGATCCCATTGGGCGAACAGCTGGGCCCAGGTGGGGGCTATGACTCCCGCGTGCGCTTCTTCGGGGAGGTCTTTCGCTTCGTACCATTCGTAGAGGCCGGTTTCGGGGTCGTAGTCGCCCCGTCCCGCTTTGTCGTCTTCTCTTTGAGGAACCTCTCGAGTTCTTTTGGGTCCCCGCTTGTCTCCCAGGTGACTTCCGCGGCTTTGCGACCTGATTGGAAATCGGCCAAAGCGGTGAGCTGGGCGCGTGCGAAAGCGGCTGCGGGAACATCGTCGTCAAGCATCTGCTGATAGGCGGGACCCATCACGAGTGGCGCGAGTTCGCTCATGGGGATGCTCTCGCCGTTGAGGCTGCGTTGGATGAGTTGCTGGGCTTGGATGCCGTTCTTGGCGCTGATGGCCGGAATCGTGTAGGTTTTGCCGTTGATCGGAAGCTGCAGCAGTTCGCCCGCCAGCTCCGCATAATCCTTAAACATGTTTGCTCCTTTAGTGCGCTCTTTTGCAGATGAATGTCCCCTTGCTGCGGAGAGCATGAACCGCAGCAAGGGGAGGTATCAATCGTTATTCGCCGCCTGCGGCGCTCACGGTGATCGAGATGGAATTACTGGTCGCGGTGCCCACGGAGACGGTCACGGCGGAGGTTCCGGTGCCAGCAGGCACGGTCGCGACGATCAAACTATCGGAAACCACGGTGAACGCTGTGGCGGGTGTGGCTCCGAACTTGACGCCGGTGGCTCCGGTGAAGCCTGAACCGGTGATCTGGATGAGCTCGCCGACCTTGACGGTGGCGGGTGTGATGCTCGCGATGACGGGGGTGGTGGTGGAGGTGATCGGGTTCTCGATCTCGGCGCGCGGCCCGTCGCCGTCAATGGTGATCTGGACCTCGTCGAGGTCGGTGACGCCTGTCTTGGAGCGCTTCCAGGTGACGATTCCTCGTCCCTGGTAGGCTTCGTCGCCGCCATCGCGGTCGTACCAGCGAACCCAGATGCGTGCGTCGTCGCCGAACTTCGCTTCGCGTTTGCGGCACAGCTCCTGACCAGGATCCATCTTGCCCGCGTCGGTCTTGCGGAAGGCCTTGATATCCACGCTCCATTCCTGCAGCGTGATCTCCTTGGACCCCCAACCATCGGAGCCGTAATCGTTGGCATCCTGCTTCGTGGGACTCACGCTGGGGTCGAGATCGTTGATTCCACTCAGTGGAACCCAGTTGATGCCGTCCTCGGAGACGTCGACATGAAAGCGGCGTGCTAATGCTGTTGCCATTGTTGTTTTCCTTTCGGGAAATTGTTGTGTTACCAAGCTCCCCGAACGGGGCGCAAACTTGTTGGTGGATAGTCCACGTCGAGCGTGTATTGGTCGGCGCGGATCCATCGTTTCGTGTCATCCGTGCCCATGGAGGCGGATGATATGCGGTTGATTTGGACGATGGTGCTTGAAGCACACGCGTGGTTGGTGAGTCCGTGGAGAATATCGAAGACCTGATCGCAGAGCGTATCGCAGTCAAGCGGTTTCGATTGAGCGCCCCTGCAGGCGACTTGAAGGAGCATCTGACCCGTGGGCATTGTTGGGTTGTCGGTGACGGGGGTCAGGTTCAGCACGATGCATCGGTCTGGATGCTCGGGCATGGTCTTCATGAAGATCGCTGTGTCCGAATCGGTGTATGGTTCGTTTTCCTTCCAGACTCCGATGCCGGCATCTGAGATGAGATGCGCCAGGTGCTCGAGAATTTCGATGGTGGGCGTCACTAGATGTCTCCTCTGATGGAATCGGCGATGATGTCGAGCACTTTGTGTCGTTCCGAGATCATCGGCGTGGTCAGGAAGAAGCTTTGTCCGTTGTCGTGGCTGAGGAAGCGGCCGATTCGACCATGCCGGTAGTAGACGCCGAACTCCTGATACCTGGCGTAGGGGCCGGGGTACCGGATCTCGACGGTGCCCGATTCGACCAGGCGCACATCGGCGGAGCCGGCGAGATGCCCGGTTTCCTTCGGGGCCAATTCACTGCTGATCTGCTTGATGTGTTCTCCGGCTTTCATCAGCCCGGTGGTGAGGGCCTGCTCGCCGGCAGCGGCCAGCCCGTCGAAGTTGAAGTGGCCGGTGAACTCCATGAGTGCCTCTTTAGATGATGGTGATGGTGGTGTGATCCGGTAATTGCATGTCGCCGGATTCGGCGATGTCGACGAGCTGGACCGCACCCAAGCGGGTACGGTTGTCGTCCCCGTCGAGCTGATACACGTCGGAGTCCTGGACGAATTGACTTGCGTAGCCGTTGTCGCACGTGATTTCCGTGCTGCCGATGAGATGCTGGCCGTTCTGGTCCCGGATGAGGCGGGTCGCGTTCCTGATGAAGCAGGGGATCGGCTTCGAGTGAACCGTTATCGGTTCACCCATGCCGGTCGAGCCCTGCTTCATCTTGACAGTGACTCGATGCACATAGAATTCGTCGAGCTCGCTCATTAGCCCACCCGCCACGGTTCGTTGCCGAGGAGCCCAGCGAGACGGAGAATCTGCAATGCTGCAGGCACGAGGCCTTGTACCGCTTGAGTCTTGCCGTCCGAAGCGGCCTGGACTTCCGCACTCGAATAGCTCACGCTCGCCCCGTTGATGCTCTTGCTCGTGGTGGTGCTCGGCGTGAGAACCCCACCCAATGCCGTATCAATCTTGAGAGCGTTGAGAGCGGTGGCCTGGGTGAGGGTCGCGTCTTTGAGCGCTTCGAGCTGCTCCGGGTCCGTGGGCAGGCCATTCTTGTCTGTGGAATATACAGCAAGGCTGGTCGCGTCGCGCACCGCCAATGAAGCGGACCGCAGCAGCGAATTAACGTTTTTCGGACTCTCGCTGAGCTCGTTCCACTTCATGTAATCCTCAGCGGTGGCGTACGTGATCATGGTGGTTACTTCTTCGTCTTGGTTTCGGTCGCGGTCTCCAACGTGGGGACCTCGGGTGTGGCGGGGGTCTCGTATTCGCGTAGTTCACGCTCGTAAGCGTTCTTCTGAACTAGTTCCTTCTGGTTGTATCGGACCTGCGGATCATGGCCGCCGAACAACTGGGGCTTGGCCTTCTTCGCCTCGGCTGGCTTTAGTTCCGTATACCCGGTCTTGAGATGTGCGACACCGGCTTCATCGACCGATGTCAGTAGATGTGTCTTGTAATGTTCGTCGCTGACGATCTGGATGCCGCCAGCGGCGTTCTTGATGTAATGTGCACTGTTTGCCATGCTCTATGCCTTTCGAATATGTGGAGAAGAGGATGCGCCCCGAGGGGAGAAATGAGGCAAGAGCCTCGGGGCGCAAACTTGTTATGCGAGGACAACGAAGCCCTTCTCGTCGCGCAGCTTGGCGACACCGTAGAGGATGTCGTAGGTGATCTGCACGCCGAGCTGATCGGGGTTGTAGCTCATGGTGACTCGCAGCACGATGCCCGATGCGGGATCGGTGACGGTCGCCTGCGCGGCACCGGCACCCACGGGGGCTGCTGCGAGAGGGCGGGAGGCGAGCATGACCGCGCCGGGGTCGAAGGCGAAGTTGTTCACCGTGGTGACCGCGTGGTCGCCCTCTGGGGTGACTTCGGGCACGAGCTGGGATTCGTGCAGCGAGGTGCCGTAGATGTTGCTGGCGATCAGACCGTTGCTGATGTCCTTGCGGGCGGCTTCGTTGACTGCGAAGAAGTTCTGCAGTGTGGCGTCGGACTGCAATGCCATGGAGTCCTTGGTGGAGATCAGCAGGTGGCGGTTGCCGCGGGGCACCTTGTTGTCGGTGAACTTCTTGTTGATGGCGCGCAACGCCGCCGCATCAAGATCGGTGCCGGCCGTGCCAACGGAGCCGGAGAACGCGCTGTAGGTGCCGATGAGGTCGGTTTCGACGGCTTCGGCCAATGCGACGATCTGAGCCTGCTGATAGGTGGTCATGAGGGACGGCATGGCCATGGTGCGCGCGTAATCCTCGACGAGGATTGTGGCTTCCTTGTGCTTGTCGAGCTTCACATCGGTGGTGGAGGTGACGGCCTTCTGCAAGGTGACCGGGGAGCCTTCCACCTTGTCTTTGGCTTTGAAGGCCACGGGATTGGGGATGTGGAGGGTGTCACCCACCTGGGAGGCGCTCAGATCGGTGTCCTTGGTCACCAGTGGTGCCATGACGATGTTGTTGCGGAGAATCTCCAAGGCTTCGTTCGCCCAGATCTCCGGGATGAATGCGGCGGCTTCGATGGAAGTGATGGTGTCGGCCATTGTTTACCTTTCGATTACTTGATGCGTCCTTCTCGCAGGGCGAGAAGGATGTCATCGTGATGTTCTGAATAGAATTTCGGATCCGACAGTTGGGCCCGCGAATAGGTGGGCTTGGGATTCGAGTTGCTGGTGTCGACGCCGGATGCTTTGGGAACCACGGGTGTCTTAAACGCTTGCAATGCTGCAACCTGAGCGTCCAGCGCGTCCTGTGTGGTGGCGGTGAGCAGTTCGATGGGAAGACCGTTCTTCGCGGCCGTTTCGGCCTGCAACGCGGTCACTTGGGACTGCTTGAACTTGTTCTCCCAGTCGGCTGCGGCTTCCTGGGCCTTCTGGAGCTCGCTCTTCTGAGACTCTTGGAAAGCGTCGTAGTCCTGGGCTTTCTTCGCGTTCTCTTTCGCTCGGGCTTCGTTCTTGTGGCTGAGAGCCTTCCACTTCGCCGCTTCGGCCTGCCAGTCGGTTGACTCGTTGGCGGGTTCTGCTGGTGGAGTGGTTGGATTCGTGGCTGTGGTCGTTTCGGCCGCTGCCTGATCCGGTGTGGTGCTCTCTGTGGTTGTGGCGTCGTCTGCCATGGGTTTCTCCGTTTCGGATGGTTATTAAAAAGCCCCACCGTTTCGGTGAGGCGAAAAATTATTTGTGCAGCCCGAGGTTGACTCTCTCGCGTTGCTTGCGACGTAGTAGCTTGTGCTCTGCGGTGAGCTCACGGATCCGTGTCTGTGTGGCTCTCAGATCGGTGCGGAGCTGGCGGGATAGCTCGGGATCGGAGGAGGCTTCGAGGAGGCGCTTCGTCTTCCTGACCTTGACCTCTAGCGAGCGTTGCCGCTGCGTGGCCTTCCAGATTTCCTCGTCCTTGTCGGTCCATTCTCGCTGTGCGGGACGCTTCGTGTATCCAGGAAGATAGGCACTGAGATGGTGCTCGCAATTATGTACTACAATTGAGTTAGCTGTATACCACGCGCTATTCGTCTGGAGGTTATATACATGCCCCGCAAAATCCCGCCTATTGATCTGGATGATCTCGTCAGCAGATATGAAGCCGGAGAGTCGAGTAAGCAGCTCGCGTCCGCCTTTAGCGTCAGTCCATCGTGGATCCAAAACCGCCTCAGGGAGAGAGGAGTCTTGCGGACCCCTGCCCAAGCGTCGGCTCTGCGCCATGGAACCCACAAGGCATCGACCATCAATCGCATTGACGAGGCCGTCAGGCTCAGAGAGTCCGGACTCAGCCAACGGGAGATCGGTGAGCGCTTCGGAGTTGGTCAGTCCACCGTGAGCGCATGGATGCTCTCTCGGGGGCTGCGTGCGGATAACAGCACTTCCAGACGTAGGTACGAAGCTTCTCTCACTGCTAAGCAGCGTGCCGAGCGAACGGCAGCAGCCCATGATGCAGTCAGGGGAATGCATCGGAAAGATTCCGACCTCGAGGCAAGAGCTAAGACCAAGCAGATTCGTAGATCCCATGCCACTGGCGAGGAACTTCTCGTGGTGGACGAACTTGTCAGACGCGGCCTTAGCCCCATTCCTCAGCAAGCTGTCTACAAATACAACCTTGACATCGGAATCGAACCCGTCGCCGTGGAAATCTACGGGGGAAACTGGCATGCTCATGGTCGTGCCGCAGCCAGAATGCCACAACGACTCAAAGACATCGCTGATAGGGGTTTCAACATGCTGATTGTCTGGACGCATGCCGTGCACCCTCTCAACGTCGCCGCTATAGCGGATGACGCTATCGCCTTTTTTGAGAGAACCCGCAGAGACCCATCCTTCAGACGTCAATATCGGGTGATTTGGCGTGACGGAAAGTTCATTTCCTCCGGCTGTGTGGATGATGACGAGCTCACCCTCATACCAACGGGAATCCGCGGCACGTACGCCGCTAGGCGCTGACACTGGTACGAATCCGGGGAAACAGTTGGGATGCCACAGTCCGCCTATGGTGGCTTCCTCTATGGTTGCGTCGGCGCGCTCGTCAGGTTCCACGCTGAGCACTTTGCCCTGCCATGCGAAACAGCGTGGGCACGGATGTGACTGTACGGGCACTATGAATAGGCTTACTCCTGCGGCTTGCATGACCTGCATGTGAGCGTCACGCAAACCACGAGCAGATTCGGTACGCACCGCCATCTCCACGTAGGAGCTGAGAGACCAGTCACGGCCCGCCTTGTCTGTGAACCCGGTGACACCATGCGCAAGCAACTCGTTGTACATGGTGCGCTGCGCCTGGCGTATCGTACGCCCTGAATCCTTGTCGGCGTCCTGCGCGGCTCCGGCACCGATCCACTTGTATATGTCATCGTCAACGCGGAGGATGCGGAAACGTGCGTCTCTAAGCTCGTTGCTCAGATCTGTGCGAATCGCATCTACGGCACGCTCGGCGAGCGGCTTGGCGAAGTCGAATCCATCGCCGCCACCAATCTGATGGCCGAGGTTGACGGGGCCTTGAGGTGGCGGAATATGGATGGTGGGTATCGGTTCCTCTGTGAGAATCGTCTTCTCGAGTTGATCCAAGAGAATCGGTGTTTGCTGCTCCAACGTGTTGAACACCTGGCGTTTGGTGTTCGCCAAGCGTTTGAGGAACACGAGAGGCGAGCTCGTGCCATTGCTGGCGGTGAGCGTCCTTAATCCCTTGGTGATAGTGGAGACTACTTTCATCTCGCCCCACACGTAGAGGGCTGTGAGAGCTGCCATAGCCACAGTTGTAGTGGCTTGCGACTGTTGCGGAGCGGATTGTGGATCTGCCATCACTCCTCCTCGGTGTCAGCCTCCGGCTCCTCTGATTCATCGGGCTTCTCCTCTGTAGGAGGTTCCTCCTCGGAATCGTCGAGGCCTTCCAATCCGCTGATATCGGGAATCGGTACGGCGGCACTGGTCTCCTGTTGGATCTTGGCTACTTCTTCCTCGATCTCAATATCGGTCCAACCGGGGTGCAGCATCTGCACACGAGTGCCGATGGACGCAGATTCGCTGGAAGCCAGGAGATTCAGCGTTTGAGCAACCACGTTGGGAGCATCTGTGGCGGCTGGCGGGAACTCTATATCGGGTATCGCCTCGCCCCGGTCGGGACCGTTGAAGGCTGCGTGGTTCACGTCCATGAGTGCGGCGAACAAACGGCGCAACTGCGGGCGGGTGTAGAGGATCTTCGATGCTCTGGTGAGCATGGTGAGCTTCTCTCGCGCCTGTGCCTCTGTCGCGGTCATTGCCACGTCGCTGGACTGGCCGAACGTGGAGGAGGAATAGCCGCAAGCGGTGTAGATGCGTTCGACGAGATCCTGCGCGGTGGCCTGATGTTCCTGCCATCGGATGTTTGGTTGGAACATCTCGAGCATCTTCTCGTGATTCAACTGGCTGCCGGGTGGCATATTCAGAGGAGTGAAGATCTCTTGATCTGTGTTGAACGTGCTACCTTCACCGGCTTTACCGGTTTTGAGCATGTCACGATTAGCGAAGATTCGCGCCTTGCCAAGTCGAATATCGCGTGACCAGGATGAATAGCACTCATCGAGTTGGTCGAACAGGCTTTCCACCTCGTCGAAGTCGCTGCGGCCCAGGTGCTGGCCGATGGGATCCTTGCGCATGCTGCGGTTGGGTTTGATGTTGGGAATGTAGCAGGCGGTGAGCAGAGTGCTGCCAGTGGGAACCTGTGAGTTCTCATTCACCAGCGTGGAGAGGGGAGCGGTGGCGGGGTGAACTTCGAGCGGTATGCGGATGCCGAGCCCGTGAGCGTCGCTGGATTGGTACAAGCCGTATTCGATGAAGCCGGGCGTGTGATGCTCGAGGAGCTTGTAGCGTTGCCGGGATCCTTTGAGTGGTGCGAGATCGGTCCAGACGGTCAATGCGCTGAGCCTGCCCCATCGGAACTCCGGTACGGCCATGTCAGCGGCCACTGCGGTGATGAACGGGTGTTCCGAGACCGTGGCATCCCATGCGATGCGGTAGAAGTTGCCGCCGTGGGCGGAGGCTAATTCGGCGCCTTCCAGGAGGGTGGCGTGCGTCTCGTCGTCGAGGAGTTCCGTGAGTTCCTTCTCGAGCTTGTCGCCCTGGGCTTTGCTGGTGATGCCCTTGTCGTCGAGATCTCCATCCATATCACCGAAGTGCACCGTCGGCATCTCGGAGAACAGCTGAGCGGCACTCATTTTGGCGATCTCTGCGGCCAACGGCACGTGAATCTTGTCGGGGCGTTGGTTGGTTTCGCCGGGTTTGGGAGCGCCCATGAAGAAGCGCTTCATCTGTCCCCAGAAGCCGCCCGATGCCTGCGTGCTGTAGATCTGTTCGAGATCGTCGATGTCGCCACGGTACCAGGCGTCGTAGCGCTTGATCTCTTCGAGGGGTTTGTTGAGGCTGGTGGGCGGCCATTGCACGTTGCTGTCAGGCAATGCCATGAGAGCCTCCTATATCGTTGTTATGAGTGGTTGCCAGACGCTTTCGGTGCTGGCGATCGCGTATCTGAGTCCGTCGAGACTGTGGTCTGCGACTTTGATGGGTTTATCGATGCCTTGGTCTGAGGCTTTCGGATCCCAGCAGTAGCCAGGGAATTCCTCTATCAGGCCTTTGCAGCGTGAGCTGATGTGCAGTTTGTCGGTGTCGAGGAGCGAGGCGACGCGGCTGATGCCGTAGGTGACGTTGTTCTCGCCGTCTCCTAGGTTTTCGATACCGTCTTCGATGAGTTGCACTTTGAAGCTGGCTGCTGCGGGATCGACGAAAATATAATCGGGTTGCATAGCTGTCTCGTAGGGCAGATGCTCGGTATTGAGCCATCTGCGGAACCGTTCGGACAAGTCCGCGTCTGTGATGCGTGGGTTGCCTGCGCGTGAGTCGTAGCGGAACTCGTCGATCACGTAGAGGTCGTGGCCTGTGATGCGGCCCGTCTCGTCCACGATGTCATGAAGTGCGAGCATGAGGCCCGTGCTGGCGTTGGTGGTTCCGTAATCGCAGCCCACGGCCAGTATCTGACTCATGCGGGGCAGCTTCTCCCACGGAACCACATAGCGTTGTGGCTCCCACATGGGGTAGATGGCTCCCTCGGCGGCGACCCATTCGGATTCGATCATGCGCCGATACCACAAGCCCGTGTATTGCAGCTTGAGTTCGGCAATGTACTCGGGGTTGTTGGTGACGAGCCACGTGTTGTCCTCGAGCACGAACGTCACGCGGAACAGTTTCAGTGAATCATCGGCCGGGTTCTCGTGGGCTTTGCCGTCCTTGTCGATCCACAGGCGCGCGCGGTCGAGCCACTTCTTCTTCAACCAATGTTCGGGTCCCTCAGGGTTGCAGGTGAAGAACAGTCTCGCGCCGGGAATCGAGAGGCGTGAGACGAGCATGGTGAATGCGGCTTCGGGCACCACGGCAGCCTCGTCGAGGAGAGCACCTGCGAGGGTGAGGCCCTGGATCTTCGTCTGCGCCTGAGCGTCGTTGAAACCGACCACGAGACATTCACGCCCGAAGATCCAGCACATGCCCGTAGAAGAGCGGTACTGAATGTTCTCGGCACCAAACCATGACTGCAACGGGTAGATGAGGTTGTTGGCTATGGTGCGTTCCGTGCGCCCGCCAATAAGCAAGAGACCAGCGGGGGAGTGCAGACAGTATTTAACCCAGAGAAGCAGTTCCGAAACGGTTTTGCCGCTTCGCACTGCGCCGTCGCAGGCGATGATCTTCGCCCACGTGGGAATGTTGACAGCGCGCGCGGCCTTGCCTGTGAGAGGCTCCAATGTTGCCAATGAAGCCTCCTGGTTGGTTCAGTCGTTCAGTATCATGTCAGGCCATGCTTCGATCAATGGCTTATCACCCCAAATGGGAGCGGCTGCGAACTCGAACATATTCGGATATTTACCGCTTGCAGGCTTCTTGTCTGTGGCGTTCCACAGCATCCATTCGGAGCCACCTGTGTCAGTGGGGACTACGGACATCTCGTAGTCGAGGCCGTGGAGAGTGAAGAACATCTCCGAGTTCTCGAGGCAGGTTTGGAACCAGATGTCCATATTCGTTTTCATCGTCGAGGTCGTCATGATTTCCCGCCTTTCCGCCATAGGGTGAAGTCCTTTGTGGCTTTCCCTAACATTTTAGTCTCGTCTGCTGTGAGCGGGCGAGGGGCAATGGGGCGAAGAGCGCCGTCGGGATAGGTTTTCCAATCGTGGGCGTGGGGTCCCATGCCGTGATGATCGGTGGTGTGTATCTGCTTGGTGATGCGGCCGTTGTCTCCGATGAAAGTCAGATCGTGTATCGACTGTTGCAGGTTTTTCGCTCGCCAGCCAGGATTGCGGTTGTTGTCAAGGGTGACGTACACGCGGCCCAGAGTTTGGGATTCGATGGGGGCCTTAGTGGGTTTTGAGTCTTTCTGCTGGATGAATTTCATTCCGTTGGCAGTGAACTTCGTTTCGTATTCGTCACCATAGTTGAACGTTTTGCCATCGTGCGAATACGCCTTGTTGCTGGCGCTGCTTGCTCCACGTCCACCCATATGGCTCCTTATGACAGATAGCTTTTGAGCTGCTTCCATATGCTGATGGAAACCGGACTGGCTTTGCTGCCATTCGTCATGTAGTCTCCAACTGCTTCACCGATGGTCTCGTCATGGCTTGTGGTGGCGTATCGGCTAATGTCGCTTACCTTACCGTGGGATGTGGCTTTGTTCACAATAGTGGTCTCGATGCTTGGGTTGCCGGTGTTCCGACGGATGCGGTTGACGGCTGCATGACCTATCTCATGGTAGATAACACTCTTCGCGTTCTGATGGCGGGTCCCGCTCTCATTGTCGGCGAGGCGCTTGTTGAGTCCTTCGATGTTTATGAATGACTCCAGAAGGGTGATGTTTGTGTTGCCGTAGTATGGTTTAGCGTGCGCGACGTCCCCCATGTTGTTCCAGTTGATTTTCCGCTTTGGACGCTTATAGAAGTCCAGATACGCGATCTCGCCCTTGAGCTTCGGCAGTTCCTTATACATGCGGTCAACGCTTTCGAGCACTATTGTCTTCGTGCTGTCAGGTAGAGCGCTGAAATCTTCGGTTTCCTTCAGGCCGAGGGATTCGAGCGTGGCTGGACGCTTGTGCGCGCTGAATGAGCTGCTGTGGCTGCCTCTACCGCCCATGGGCTTTCATCCTCTCTAAAACGTGGTTGCTGTACCGGATCATGTCAACGCCCTGCCAGTCGAACTCGGGAACGGGTTTGCCGTAGTGGAGCACGAGACTTGGGCGAAGGACGTTGAGCGCGCGGCTCATGCCCATAATCCAGGTGTCTTCTGCCTCCGGGTCTCCGATGACGCCGAGCGTGCTCACCGCCACTATGCTGTGCGTGGGAAGTCCATCGAAGCAGTATTCGAGTGATTTGTGATCCGCCCATTGCAGTGTGGGGATCACGTTCACGCCTTGTGACTGCCACCATGCGCCGAGATACCTCGATCGATACACGTTCCATAGCTTCATGGCTTGGGGCATGTCCATGTACAGGCTGAAGTCGGGAGTGAGGACCGCTTGGAAGCGTTTGAACAATTCCGTGTACCGTTCCGGTGTCGTCCATACTCGTTGAAACTGGTAGTCGTCGATGAAGAAGTGAATTGCTTGAGAGGTCTCGACGTTCTTGCCTGTGGCCACGTTGAACGGCACGAGATCATCAGGCACCACGTCACACGGTTGGAGCACTGGCATATCCCATGGGCCGATCACCCCGAGCTCGTGGTAGCCGGGGAGATTGTATTCACGATCGGTACGCAATCTGTGGATAACTTTGTTAGACATCGCGTCACCTATCTGACCTAAAATTTAGTATCCATATCAACGAGGATTGGAGGTGAAATGAAAATTAAGCTGAATCAGAAGGAAATTAACCGCTTGTACAACGACATTGCAAATGAGATGAAGAAAGTCGATGCAAAGATCCGAGCTCAGTACACTGGCTCGGACGCTCAAGTGATCGTCAGCCCGGCAAGAGCTGCTTTCAAGAAGATTGGGCTCCAACTGCCGGATAGCGATTTAACAGCATATGCTGAAAGCGTCGCCAATAACGAGCCGTTCCAGTTCACATTGCGTTGACTTATTTGACTCCCAGATGGGCTAGGAATTCGTCCAGCACCGTCGTGTTGGTTTCGCTTTTCTGGTCCACCTTCTCGAGGTCTATCGACCTCTGTAGGGCTATGCCGACGCTGGTCATGATGTTGCGTGCCTGATCGGCTGGCGGCTGTTTGAGCTCCCGCGCATCGAACGCGCCCTCGGCTCCTGCGAACGCGTAGACCGTGTACGGCTGATGCAACTGGTCGAGGAACAAACCGGCCTCATAGAGCAGACGAAGCTTCAACGTGCTGCGCAGTTCGGCCGCGTCCGCCTTGTGGGCTTGCGTGGCTTTCTTCGTGCGCTCGCGGTCGAAGCTCAGGCCCTGGGCTTTCGCGTGCTTGCCGACGGTGCTCTTCGACCGCTTCAAAGTGCTTGCGATCTGGCTGAGGCTTTTGCCTTCGTCATGGAGTTTGGCGAGCTTGCGTTCCTCCGTTTTGCTGAATGGTTTGTTCATGCTGCCTCCGGGCTGTGCGTTTCGCTGTGCCGTTTCGGCTGCGGGAGGGGTAAATATGCGTTGTATGTTGCTCTATGCCACGTGTATGCGGCTTAGGCTGTTGCGAGGATGCCTGCGGTGCGTAATCCTGCGAGCAGTGTGTTCACTGTTGCTGTGATGGTGGCCGCGTCCGCGTCCTCGGCGAGATCAGGGATGGCAGAGAGCTGCTTCACGCCACCAATTGCTGAGGCAGTAGCGGCAGGAAGCTCATACGCGGGAGCAACCGAACCGCCACCGTCGAGCGTGTGGATCTTGCCGTCAGCACCCACGATGACGACGGGCTTCGCCTGATCCAGAAGATTCGTGCCGGTTTGCGTGGTGCTCGCGTTGCCGGGAGAGGTGACTGCGCCCTTTGCGTCGATGATGGCGAGCGGCTGTGCTTGGTTCAAGAGATTCGATGCCATGGGAATGTTCCTTCGATGAAAGTGTGGGCGGAGGCTTGCGTGAGGACTAAGGCTCATCGCATTTGAGCGTGCCCAAGTATGAGAAAAGCCCGGCGATTGGTACCGGGCTGATTGGTTATCGATCGTTCCCCTTGATTCGAAAACCAACGGTACTCATATTGCGGAAACAACGTGGCAAGTCAACTTTCGACACGCCGAGTCTTCATCGTTTCCGCTAGGAGCAGCAGATCCGCCTGACGAAACCTGTGCCGTCCCTCGCTCACTCGTGGAGCGGTGATGGAGCCGCGCTGGCACCACATGTTCACCACCTTCCGGCTCGCATGGATTCCGGTCATGCGCAGGATCCAGTTTGCGGCCTCCGAAGGGGTGGCGAGCAGGACAGCGTCACGCAGCTCGCGACGCCGGGCTATCTGCACCGCCCCCACCAGCCACGAGGAACCACACGCCTGGCATTCGACCTGAGTCTGACCGCGCACGATGGACAGAACCGCAGCGCACTTGGCGTTCAGGCAGGGGCCGATGATGATGCGCTTCGACGAGGGAGTGAGACGCTCGCGCACTTTGACATCGAGATTCGCCAGATGCCTGTAGTCACGCAACGACTGTAGTCGGGGCAATCGTGGGGGCAGTTTGCGCAGAATGGCCTGCCAGCCACCACCAGCCCAGATGCCGCAATCCGATGCCACCTGTTGAAGCACATCCTCGCATTCGTCGATGAGATCCTGGGCGGCGAGATCCATCGGAGTGGGAGCGAACGCCGGATTGGAAGCGCCGCCACCATCGGAAGCGAGCTTCTCTTCACGCAAGGCGACGGATCGCAGCTCGTACAAGCCCTGACGCAGGGACGCCAGGATGTCCGTCAACGCCCGCCGGTGCTTCCTGCATAAAGCGCCATGAGGCCACTCGTTGCACACGCAGCAGCCCCCGTCATGCGCGTTTTCACGAGCGAACGTGCGTGCTTCTGTGCTCATTGGTTTTCCTTTCGTGTTTGGTTGAGGATTGTTTTCACGGCTTGTTCTTTTGGTGTTCCGGTTTTGGTGAGGTTGATGAGTGTTCGTCTGGCTTCCCATGGGTCTGTTCCGTGGGGGAGTTTGAGGGTGAGGTTGTCTTGGATCCAGGCGTCGCTGATGGTGTTGTTTTGTGGTTTGGGTGTGTATTTTTGCCATGCTCCTTCGGTGATGAAGTTGGTTGGTGCTGGTGCGTATCTGATTTCGGTGCCTGCTTGTTGCCATTGTTTGGCGAGTTGTTTGGCTGCTGTGATGAGTTGGTCTGGTTCTGCCAGTCCGGTGGTGGTGGCTTTGTTCCAAGCGGCGCGCACGGCTTTGAGGTTTCCGGGTTTGGGGTATGCCTGGATGAACTCGTTGAACTTGGATTCGTCCACCTCCCCCTGTGAAGGGGGTAAGGGGGTAGTAACTGACCCTCTGACCCCCTGACCCCCTGACCCAGTACCGAGGATTTCGGAGGTTCTACCGAGGGTCTCCGTAGAGTCTGCGGCGAGGGGCTTGGAATCGTTGGAAGGACGCGGATAACGGGGTTTGTTCGGATTATGCACCTTTTGGTGCTTCTCCCAGTTATCCACAAACAGGTATTTCTTTCCCTCTGCCTCGTACACCTGCACCATCTTCTTGGTTTCAAGCACAGTGAGACCCTCCGAGACTCTCCGTAGGGTCTCCGTAGAGTCTGCGGCGAGGTCTGCAGCGAAGAGGTCTGCACAGATGTCGATGAGGTGGTATTTTCCTACCCCGTTGTCGTCCACATAGGACCATAATCCAATGAATAACAGTCGGTTGAAGTAGTCCAATGAGGCGACATCGTCGCTTCGCCAGAATTCGGGCTTTATGTTCCTTATCCTCATAATGTTCCTCCTTTCTTGGATGACGGTCCTACCAGTCGGGGCCTTTGTGGATCGTGGTGTTGCGCCTGATGCGCTCTATGAGCGGCAGGGGAGCACCCGTCTTTTGCGTGATCAACAGGTTGCGGTCGGTGAGGGGCAGTGACTCGTCCTCCGCCTGGATTAGATCCACGATGCGGGTGGACAACGGTTTCCTACTCATCGTTCACTTCTTTTCTGGTCTTCAACCACGTGTCCAGATCCTCACGCTTGTAGATTGTCTTGTTTTGCGCGACCCTCGAGAATTCGGGCCCGGTCCGCTTCCGACGCCAGGACTCCAAGGTCCGTGGAGATACACGCATATACCGAGCGGCCTCCTTCGAAGAGAAATATGTTTGCTCGCTCATTTCTCCTTCTTCGATATGGTGACCTAGAACGATTGCCTGTTTCCCAGGCTTGATGAGGTTCATGATTCTGAGCTGCTGTGCGATAGAGAGGAGAGCCAGGGCGCTTACACGGTCATCGGAGGCACCATGGTCGTACGCCCTCTCCGCTCGATCCAGATAATTCGTCATTTCTTTCCTGCTTTCTTCTTTTCGGCCGCCGCTTCGATGCGCAGCAGCTCTGTCAATGCCGGTTCGCTGCATTTGAAGCCCTGCTTCATGAGCTGGCGCACCGATCTCGAGTAGCGCGTGGTGCAGATCCTCGCGCCGCTTTCCTTGGGCGGGAACAGGAGTACGAAGAAGAACGTCGCGTCCGGGTTGAAACGCTCCCGAGCCAGTGAGGGGGGGCTTCGCGGCTGCGGATCACCTGATCCCATTCGCGCATCGCGTAGATTCGTTGAAGCTCAATCATTCCTGTCGTCTCCTCTGTAAAGCCATGCGACCAGAAAGGTCGCGGCGATGATCATCCACATGCTCATGGTTCACACTCCTCCTTGATGGTTTTCGGTTCTGCCGTTCCTCGGACGGTGATGAAGAGCCGGTGCAATCCCTTGACCTTGGTCGGCTCCGGGTAGCGTTGGAACGTGGTGAGCGTGATGTGCTCCGAATCGTCGTCCTTCCACAGGCCTGCGTCGGTGAAACCATCGAGGATCGCCTTCACCGTAGGGGCTGCGTTTGGAGGGTCAGCACGCCCGGGGCGCGGATACGCCACACTCACCAACACCTCACACTGTTGGAAGCGAACCATGTCGCCCTCGCGACCGTGGGCGCTCAGATTGCCGATCCAGCGCAGCTGCTTGGTGATCTCGGCCTTGCGCCGCCAGTGCATTCGACTGTTGGCGCTCAACCACAATCCCTCGGGCACATCGATGTCGATGCGTGCCTCATATAGCGTTTCCATCAGAAGGGCGGTTCGTCCATTGGGGGAGCGCCGAGGGGATCCCCGCCGCCGTAGTTGCCGCCGTCATAGGTTCCGCCGGGATTCGCGGCACTGGTTTGAGACGTGTAGCCGCCTTGGTTGCCTCCGAATCCCTGATTCTGACGGGGAGCGCGCGCCACTTGTGCGGTGGCGTAGCGCAGGCTTGGTCCGATCTCGTCCACCTGAAGCTCAACGACAGTGCGGTTCTCGCCCTGCTGCGTCTGATAGCTGCGCTGGTTGAGACGACCTTGCACGATCACCCGCATGCCCTTGGTCACGCTCGCCTGAATGTGATCGGCGAGTTCTCGCCATGCCGAACACCGCATGAAGAGGGCATCGCCGTCCTCCCACTGGTTCGTCTGACGGTTGTAGGTACGAGGGGTGGAGGCCACGGTGAAGTTCACCACGCTCGCCCCGCTCTGAATGGTTCGTAACTCCGGGGCGGCCGTAACGTTGCCGATGATGGTGATGATTGTTTCGCCTGCCATTTATTTGCCTTTCTTGGTGAATTCGTTTCTGCATGTCTGCCAGTGCTCCTGTGCTGCGGGGCAGTCGAGCTGCTTGCAGTAGGCGCAGGGATAACGTTGGCCTTCGTTGAGGTTGTTGCGGCAGTAGTCGCAGGTGCAGCCCTTGATGCGGCGGGAACGTTGGAAGCGGGTGAAAGCGCGATCGATCATTGAGCCTCCCCGCTTCCCGGAGCTGTAGTGGTTGACTGTTCGGCTTGCGTAGCTTCCTTCTTCGCAGCCTCCTGCAGCGCTTTCTCCGTGTCTTCGACCACTTTCTGTGGGGCGGAGAGCAGCATGTCGATCTCGACCGGGGTCAGGTCCTTCGTGCCGGTGATATTGCGACCGGTCAGAGCGAAGAACGCAATCGCCGCCTCCTCCGCGCTGCTTACACCGCCCTGCTTCATGAGATTGGCGATCCTGGTGCGTTGAGCCTTGCTCGCGACCACCTCGCCCTCGATGGGCGCAGGAGCCTGCGACTGTGCCTGGGCCCGCTGCTCGTGCTGCACAGGCTGAGGCTGCTGCACGTCCGCCTGGCTCATCTCGTCGCTGGTGTACAGGCCGCTGAGATCCTGTGGGAACGCCTTCCGCAACGCCAGGGCTTCTGCGCATTTGGCGAGCATGAGCGCTGGCTTGGAGGCCCACATGCTCGTCAGCCGTCGCTGCCCGGTCTTCTTGTCGGTGAACACGGCCGCGTACTCGTTGAGCGTCGCGACGGAGGGGAATATTCCATTACCCCGTTGGACGACCACACGGGCCGCTGCGGGAGGATTCGTGAAATCGAGCCACACATCGCGCCACACGCCATCGGGTCCGCACCATTGGGTTTCGGGTTCGCCGAAGGTCTCGCCCGATTTGTCGGCCGCACGCCTGGCGATGAGCCTGAAACCGTCGATACCCGTCTGGATGGTCTGCTTCCCTCCTCGTGCGATCATGTAGATCTGGCGGGCGAAGGGATCCAATCCCGTCTTCTGCACCTGGTGGAAGAACACCTCTATGTCACCGCGGTTGCGGGTGTTCACTCCCATCTGATCCAATGCGGCCAGTTGTGCGTCGTTGAATGTCGATTGGTCTTCCTCGATGGTCAGTTCGCTTCCCAATTGTCTGCCTCCTCTTCCTCTGATGCTGCCGGCTCGGATTGTGTAGCCATTGGTCTAGGCGCTTCGATACCCAATAACGGCATGAGCTCCGGGATCGCGTTGAAGTACAAGGGCTTGTCCTTGACGCTCTTCTCGAGGCTGACCCTCACGGTCTGGCGTGAGATCGTGGTCTTGTTGCCTGTTCCCGCCGGAAGCTCTCCCGCATGCTGCTCGGCAAGCTTCTCGATGAAGCTCGGTTCGCCCGCGTAATCCTTGACGCGGGGAACATACTCGACGTCCTCCTCATGCCCGTTCCGGCCCAACCATTCGAGATAGGCTTCCGAGTCCAGGACCGCGAGCTTCGTGCTCGAACCACCCTTCGTGACGCTGATCGACGCGAACGGTGCTCCGCCCATGTACACGGTCTCCGGCTCGGATGGAAGCAGATCGTCGATGATATGCGCCTTCGCCTGCGCTTCCAGTAGTTTCGCTCGATCCTGCAGTGCCTTCGCTAACGCCAGGATCGTCTTCCAGTCGTCGTGATCGAGGTTCCCGGTCAGGTCTATCTCTTCGTTTTCCTTCGTCATTTCCTTTTCCTTTCGACATAGAGGACGCGTGCCCTCAGAACGTTCGGTGTGCCCTGGATCATCCGTATCTGCGGGTCCTGCGGCGGGTAGTAGAGGCGCTTCTTGTCCTTGCGGCTGCGGTCAGCGATCAGCTCGCGGAAGCTCTTCTTCAATTCGGTGACGCTCATCGTCTCGTCCGTGATCTCGGCGGAGAGCTCTATCTGCCCGTCCACCGGCTTCACCCAGCTCAATCCGACCACCTCCACAACAACGCCATCCCCACCGCGAACAGGACACCGCCGACGAGAAGATAGGGAAGCTCGTGATACCAGGCACCCACCGTGAGCAGGCCACAGCCAAGACCGGCGACACCGCTGGAACCGAAGCATTTGAGAGTGCTCATCGCGCATACTCCCCAGTGGACTGATGCGTGTTCGCCCGCTGCCATTCGAGGAACTCCGCACGCGGGTAGAGAACGCTGCGGCCCGCCTTCACGAACGCGGGACCCTTGCCGTAGTAACGCCACATCGCCAGGGTCTGCCGAGGCTTCCTGAGAATGCCCATGACCTCCTCGATCGACATCAGATCACTGCCTGGCTTGCTTTGCGTAGCCGTCGTTTTCATGCCACCACCTCGACCTTTCCGCCAAGGAACTTGTTCACGAAATACGTCTGCCCCTTACCTGTCACCTTCGGGGTCTTATTGATGGAGGTGTGCCCGTCCGCATGAACCACGGTGGTCTCCTTCACCTTGAACAGACCGAGATCCATCGACCGCTGAGTGGGCATGTTCTTCGCCATCCCCGACTTCATCAGATAGCCCTGGTCCCGCATCCACTGGAACAGACGCATTCCACCGATCTCGACACCGTTCGATTTGAGGATCTTCGCCAGATCACCCACGAGGATGTTGGTGTGGGAAGCGGTGACGGCATCCGCGAAGATCACTTTCGGCTTCTGTTCGACCAAGGTCAGTTCCGCCTCTTTGCGTGCCGCCTGCTCGAGTTTGAGCTGGGTGGCGAGCCTAATCAGATAATCGGGATCGGTGAGGGTGGCTTCTATCGCCTGCGGGGTGAGGTAGGCGCCGTGCTTGCGGATGTCGGGCAGCACGTCGTGCGTGACCCATCGTTTGAACTCGTGCGCTTCCGTCTTGTCGGAACGGAGGATCACGTTGTAAAGACCAGACTCATTGACGACATTCACGGGTTCATTGCTTCGTGACCCTAACTCTGAGTTAGGGTCAGCTTTTGAGATTTCGTCGGGGTCGAGACGTTGCGCGACTCGTGAGGGGTTGCTTAATCCGAGTGCGTCGCACACGTCCTTGAGCACCCACCATGTTTGCCCGTTCTCGTACGTGAGAGTGCGGACTGTTGTACCCTTGAACTCGAAGGGTTTTACCAATTTGGACATTGCATATTCCTTTCATCTGGCCTCGTGCTCATACGCGGGGCCTTTTTGGTCGATGGGGACGAGATTGAAATGAGAAAATCGTGGATTTGGAAAGTGCCGGAAATGGTGCTGACGCTCTTTACTCGATACTGAAAGCGATTAGAGAAGCGATGGCCGTCAGCGGCGACATCAAGAATCGGATGGACAAACGTCAGAAGATCAGAAAAGAAGACTTGGATTCGCTTCTGGCTCTTCTCGACAGAATTCTTCATAATCAGGAAAGCCTCACTCTCGTTTCCCTGGAACAGGTGAATCTGAACAGTGCTTTCGCGAAAACGCTCTATGAGCTGTTTCCGGACCGGTGGCCGAGTCCTCCTCCTGAAATGCCGGAGGGGATTCGCGACGAATTGGGCTATTACCGGCAGAAAGCCACTCACAAAGACGATTGATGTAATCCTCTTCAAAGGACTTGGCTCGCGTTCGGCTCATTTCTTTCTCCTTGGCTGGTGCTTCTGAATCGCCTGCTGAAGAACCTCAACCGGATCAGCGCCGACCGCTTCTGCGGTTTTCAGGTAATCGGTCATTTTCATGTCTCCCTTCTCGAAGCGTTTGGCGACCGTCTGCCGGCGAGTGCCAACGCGACGGGCTATCTGCGTCTTGGGGACTTCGCTCACGAGTGCTGACTTATGGAGTAACTCCACTGCACTCGCTGCTACTTGCTTGCTCGAACTTTCGACCATGTAATTTAGAGTACGAATATTCGACCAGAGTGTCAAACGTATCGCACGGCGTGTCTTAATATTCGACCACTACAATTCCTCTTATGGCTACTAAAGGACGTGTGTGGAGCGAATTCGATATCTCTATGATGCGAATTTTCCATTCCCTCAGAGAAGATAGGGAACTATCTTTTAGAAGACTGGGGGAGATGACGGGACTGAACCATACCCGCATTATGGATATGGAGAAGAACCGCAATGGAACACCGACCCTGACCGAGTTCCTGACATTGTGTGAGGTGTTCGGTCTCGATGCTCCGGGGACTTTAGAGCAGTTGATTGAGGAAGCTAAAAACATCAGAAAGGAACAAGTCAAGAAGAAGATAGCGCAAACCGAGTCCGATGCGGAAGATATGATCAAAAGCTTTTCGGAAGGCGATCAGAAGACTCTCGGATTGGCGGCAGATGTTGAGAAGGAAAAATGGTTGGAAGCACGGGGCGGCGATGGGCGCTAACTGGTCACAACTCGACTACGAGATGCTCCTGGAGCTCGCCGAGCAACGCGGCCTGTCCATCCTGGAACGACCCCTACCCGACATGCTCAACGGCCTCTACAGCGACTCACGGAGGATCATCCTCATCGAATCACGCATCCTCGAGGAACAGCAAAGGGTCACCCTGGCGCACGAGCTCATCCACGCCGAACGGCACGACGCGGGCTGCGCCTCCGCACCCTTCTCCAAGATCGAGATGACCACCAGACGCGAGACCGCGATCAGACTCATCGACCCGACAGCCTACCGGATCGCGGAGGAGACCATCGGATACGCATACGGAATCGCCTGCGAACTCGGCATCACCGTGCAATGCGTGCGCGACTACCAACGCTATCTAAAGGAATACGCCGAAACCATCGGCACAAGAATCAGAGCATAAGCCCTGGCAACAAGATTTCAGACGCTCGACGTCGAGCGCCGCACATTAAGAGGAGCGGAACTGATGGAAGAAGTAACGGAAAAGGGCAAGACATATGAGCAGTACTTCACCAAGCCGGTGAAATTCGTACTGCGTAACCTAAAGCGACTCGGCGGGGAGACCGGCCGGTTCAAGATGAAAATGTTGAATGAGGCCACAGGGAAAGCCGTCTATTCGGATACAGCCACGGGCGAGGACATCAACGTCGCGATCCTTCCCGCCACCAACGGATGCACGCTCTCGGTGGAGGCTTCGTCGCAGCAGCAAGCCGATGATTTCTTCGAAGCCCTGGCGAAAGCGGTGAACGAGGATCCTACGAAAGCCTTGGTGATTGGTTTGAGCGTTATCGTGGCCATTGTTCTTGCTGTCGTAATCTTCTTCGTTGTCGGCCAGGTTCAGGCGCATAACCATCAACAGGAAGTCGAGGATCAATTCTCTTGCATCCTTAATGGTGGCAGTATGACCGACTGCGACTGAAGGTAAATGGCTCCGTGAATATTGGCGTATTCGCGGAGCCGGTGAAACAAGTATCCACGTTCGATAGATTATTGTTCCGGCTACACAGTCTAGCCGGAACGGCTTGGAGTGCGAAATATGGCTTCGATAGAGCCGTATCAGACGAAAAACGGCACCAGGTACTCCGTCTACTACCGGAAACCGGATCGGTCCGCCACCCGTAAGCGTGGCTTCCTCCGCAAGAAGGACGCGCGCGACTGGATGGCGAAAAATGTCACCGTGGCCATGAACGAAGGCACCTACGTCGACCCCAGCAAAGGGAAGATAACGGTAGGCGAATACGGCGAAAGATGGCTTGAGACAAAGAAGCCGATATGGAAGCCCTCGACATGGAGATCGGACGAGGCCGCATGGAGAAACCATGTGGAGCCGAAGTGGGGGAGCCGGGAGCTTTCCTCGATACGGCACGGCGAAGTACAGGAATGGGTATCGAAACAGGCCGAAGAGTACTCGGTGACAGTGGTAAAACGCAATTACGGACTGCTGAAAGGCATCATTGAAGCGGCGATTGACGACCAGCGGATCAACGTGAACCCCACCGAGCGCATCGCCCAGCCGAAAAAGACCAGGAAAGCGCGAAGATACCTGACCATCGAACAGGTCCTACTCCTGGTCGAGACGGTCCCGGACGACAGGCGCGCCATCATCCTCGTCATTTGTTTCTGCGGGCTGAGATGGGGCGAGCTGTCGGCGCTCAGGGTGGAGAACGTGATGGTGGAGAAGAGAAGGCTGCGCATCGTCGAGAACCTCACCTCATCTGAGAACGGGCGCGACATCGTCACACCCAAGAGCAACAAGTTCAGGGACGTGCCCATCGCCCTCATAGCGCTCGAGGCGCTCGTGGAACAGTGCGAGGGAAAGCAGCCGGAAGACCTGGTGTTCACAGACCCGAGCGGCAAGGCGCTGAGACCGCAAAGCGTGGGACCGAAGGCGAAGGGCTGGTACAAGCACGCCCTCAAGGAAGCCGGGCTGCCGCTGCTGCCTCCCCATGACCTGCGTCACACAGCCGCCTCCATCGCGGTGAGCTCGGGAGCGAACGTGAAACAGATCCAGCTCATGTTCGGACACGAGTCGGCGGCGATGACGCTCGACACCTACGCCGACCTGTTCAATTCGGATCTGGACGACGTCGCGAAGGACATCGACATGAAGGTGGAAAAAATAAAGTGCAACCAAAATGCAACCACAAACGATAAAAAAGAGACCTAGACTGTTGCGATTGCAACGACTGTGCGGGTGGGCGATGAGAGACTCGAACTCTAAAACGGCTCCAAGCGGCAGTAGGGGGCTGCCGCTTTCCCCTTGTAAATACTGAGTTTTCGCTTTTGTCCGTCTTTATTCAATTTCACTCAATTTTGATGGGTTGCAACCAAAATGCAACCACAGATTGCCTGAGTTTCTAGTCGAACCCAAGAAAGCTAAAACCTACTGGTTCAGTCAAGGATAGCGTGTTCTCGAAGCATGTGAGCGAGCTCTTTATAATCACATTGGTGCAAGACCAGCCGTTGTATCCACTGGTACACCTCGTTGTCTTCGGCCTTAGAACTATCATCTAGATCGAGAGAAATCCCGCCCTTCGTGATAATAGCGAAGGACATGCGAACTGTGGTCCTTTTATTCGCATCTCCAAAAGGATGGTCAGAGGCGAGATGAAGAGCAAAATAACTAGCCTGCTCGAAAATATCAGCAAATCGATCCGAAGGTCTTAAACCATAGTGCTCAACAAAAACTGAATCGACTACAGCAGCGACAGTGTCCATAGCCCGGCTATGAACCGGAGAACCGGGGGAAGGTCTCTCGTCATCTCGTAGATAACCTCCCCCCGAACCGATCTCCTCATCATGAGTAGCAAGGATGGCTTCCACAAAGCCATCTGCTTCCCCCTCTCGTTTAAATTCAAGAGGGGAAACCATGTCGTTGCTTCTCATAAGATGAATCAAGCATCCTTAAGGAGATTTAAGGCATTGGGGAACGACTTGTCCACAGATTCGATTCCCCCGGCAAGAGTTCTCTCGATCCTTGGACGCTCTGAGAAATCCTTTGACTTCAGAATTGTCTGCGCCGTTATCTTCATGTCCTTTTTCTCGTCGAACACTGAACACCAGGCGGAACCACTACGATGCGAATACGTCACGAGATCGTAGGCTGTCAGAAACCCGTAATTTTTCCACGTCTTTTCAACAATCCGAATAGCGCGCTCATCTTCGGTAATTTTCTTCCCAAAGAATATCGATGGGTCCTGAATCCTGGAACGCCCGTAATAGCTGAAGTTGTGATACACAGACGGTTCCACGGGTCCATATCCCCAAGCTTCAATGTCATCATCAAAAAGAACTAAACCGTCCTCTCGAAGGGCTTCAACCTGAGCAAAGTAGACCAATTTATTCAGTTTAAGATTAGTAAGAAAAGCAGATTTTCCGTATTTCTCTATAAATAGATTCGCGATATCGAGCGATTTGAGAATGGTCTTCATTTCGTATCACACCTCCTTCAGGATGTTCAACAATATAAACACAACATTATGCCACAGTTTCGACTAAACGCAGAAAATCCCCTCACCTCCCAATAAAGGAAGCGAGGGGTGATGTGCGACCGTAGGGTGAAAATATTCGTTATGACCCCTCGGATGAGGTTTTCTTCGACCGAGGGGTGTTACATTCTGCATGTTTTCATATATTTTTGCAGGAATTTTAATCAAATGCGGAAATTTTCACCATGCTGAATGTAACTTCCGGGTGCAAGAATTTCCCGTAGCTGTAGATCCTTGAGCTATTTGGCCGTCAGCTTGGCGAGTGAATCCCCGTCAGCCACCTCAGGCAACCCCACGATGCTGGTGAGGATTGAGGCCACCGCAGCCAAACCTGCCGTGCTGCCAACCAATACCCAATTGGCGTCGCCCAGTGCGGCTGCCGCACCGATAGAGCCAAGAGCAGCCTGTGCCGCGGTTTTCACGGCGCGGATTGCGGCTGCTTTGAGCCAGCTGAGCCATTCGGCTGGGGTGTCCAATGGATCCTCCGCGGCATGTTTCGCGTCTGTCATTTAGAATCTCCCTGCGTTGAGGTTGCGCTGCAATGCTTTGACGGTGGTGTGGCCGAACACCTTGATGGCCTGACCCTGCACGTAGGTGCCTAAATGCTTCTGGATGGCGGCTATGGTATCGGGGCCGAGAAGCCCGTCAACGAGCTTGACACCGAGCTTGCGCTGCACGGCCTTGATGAGGTCGGACCCTTTTCCGGAGTAGCGCACCTGAGAGGTCAACAGGTTCGGGCGGGAGTACGTTCTGCCGTTTGGGACCTCCTGGCCGGAGACGATGCCATCGACGGGAGTGCCCATCACTTGCTGCCATTTCGCGATCGTCGCGTAACCTGCGACACCATCGACCTCGAGCTTGCCAGCAGAGGTGGCTGGTGCTGTGCCGCCGCCCACGAATCTGAGGTAACAGTTCCATGGATAGTTGTAATAGCTTCGGGTGTTGGTCTCATGATTGGTCTGGTCTCCGGACTGTCCTCCGGACGCGCGTCCACGCTCATCAATCGAGGCCTGCGAGAGCAGGCCGGGAGCCACACAGACGGCCACGTGGTGCACGTCGTTCAACAGAATGTCACCCACTTGTGGGGTACCATTGACCGCCACCACAGCCCAACCGCGCTTGGTGAGCTCGCTGCGCATGTTGCCCGTGTAGCCCGCGGAACCGGTATCGAATCCTGCCTCACGCAGACACCCGATCACCAGACTCGAGCAGTCCACCTCGCCGTTGGGGCGCAGAGCCCACCGATTCGACTGGTCGTACCCCACGTTCGCCTGATCGCAGTAGTAGCGCATACGTTCAACGAATTTCGCGATGCTTGCCATGTTTGCTCCTTTCGAGCATTAAAAAAGCCCCTCGATTTGAGGGGCAAACAGTCAGAAATTGATGAGGAATACGAGTATCCAGAATTTGAAGAACGGCCAGCATGCCCAAGTAAGCACGGCGAGTGCTATGAAAGCCATTAAGAGTGCGAGCAGTGCTTTTATGCGTGAGGTTTTCTCTCCTCGTGTTTTCATGTGAGGTCCTTTCCGATCTTGGGGCGCAGCTCGTCCGGTAGTCGTGGTTTGGGGTTCTTGCGGGAGAATTCGGGATCGAGGTAGGGGCAGAGCTTGTTGAGCCAGTGGAACAGTTCGCGGATATAGCTTGCGTAGCCTTGGTTGTCCCTCTCCAGCTCGTCCTTCATCGCTTCGAGATTGGCGATATGGCCTTTCAGCTCATCGATGTCTGTCTGCTGTGACTTCACTTGTTTGCTCAATTTCTCGAGAGTGCTTGTGATGTCGTCGTATGCCTTCGACAGATTGCCCCTGCGCGAGCTGACGGCACCTATGACGGCGGCGATGACACCGCCGCCAAGCAGACCCGTGAGCAGCACGCTGATCAGTTGCTGTTCGAATTCAACGGTGAAGAGTGACCCCAATTTAATTCCCTTTCGAGGTGGAAAATCCCACACGCCAAACGGCGTGGAATCGTGGAGTTCCGTGTGGGATATCCCCACGGAAAAGAGGAACAAATAATGTTGTTGAACGATTACTGGCCGCACTACATGACCACCTGCGCGCGATTGCGCGAATGCACTCTCACCGGATACGAAAGCGCGTGGAGACTCCACTGCGGCCCGCTCTCCGGTCTCGACATGGACGGGCTGAACTCGGAGAACATCCAGGCATGGCTCGACGGGTTCGAGCGGCCAGGTGCGGCACGCAAATCATGGGGAGTGGTGAGGGCGATGCTGCGACGAGCCAGGCGAGAGGGAGTCACCACCACCGACGTGAGCGCGCTCCTGCTGGATCTGCCCGTGGTGCCGCATTACGAGGCAGAGACCTACAGCGCGGAACAATTGCGTGTGGTGCTGCGCGGTTGCTGGGGTTGGGATCTAGAGGCATGGTTCATCATCACGGTGAGCCTTGGCCTGCGGCCCGAGGAGTCGTACGCGACCGACTGGAAAGATCTCAACCTGCGAAGCGGCGTGGTCAAGATCACCAAAGGGCTGCAATGGTCGCACGGCCGCGAGATCCTCGTGGAACCCAAGACCGAACTGTCGCGGCGCAAACTGGTGTTGCCCGCGTACGCGCGTCAGCGCCTCCGCCAGATAAAAGGCAAAGGCAGGCTCATCGGCACCCTCACGCCACCACAGGTGGCGAGAAGATGGAAGACCTACTGCCAACAACAGGGCCTGCCATACGTTCCACCGGAATCGCTCCGCCACACATGGGCCACTCTCGCTCTGAAGGCCCACATTGACATCAGCGTCGTGTCACGATGCCTCGGCCACGCCAGCATCGAGACCACCGCGAACCATTACCTACACCCCGATATCGGAATCATCAGGGACGAACAGAAGAAGTTCAATGCAATGATCACCGCATAGGGTTCCGTAACCCATACGCAGGAGGCTCTTTTCAAACCGCAAAGCACCAGTAGTTTCACGATGGTGAGCACCTCGCGCATCACGGTGCGGGGAGGATACATCTACTTGGATTTGGGAAGCTTCAAATCAACAGTCGGCATCAGCAGCTTCGCTGTCTATCTGTATTCGAGTGGGGTGAAGCCCAGTGCGAATATTGATCTCGGCGCGATCGGCGTGCTCGCGGGCGCGTCCTATTCGAAAACAGGCAGATGGAACACGGACGGTTCCATCACCGTGGGACCAAGCATGAGCGCCAACGACTACCTCATCACATTGCCCCGCGTGATTCCGGTTCCCGCTGGCGTCACGTTCAGCTAGGCTGCTACCCAACTGCCCGTGTAGGTGAAGAAATAGCCGGGTGCCGCGCCGTTCGTGCTGAGGGTCATGGTTCCATCTGCTCCGATGTGATACTCCTGCGTCTGATTGTTGTTTCCGATAAGAAGTATCGCCCCGTGGTCTGTGGGGCGGAAGCCTTCTGGAATCGTTTGACCCATCTTATAATTGGTTTGAGAACTGAGATTTCCGCTCATGCTCATCTGCCCGCAGGTGGTGACGACCCCATTGCGTTTCACCAACGTGAATTTGCTGTCACTCCACCCGAACTGAACCTGAGCGGCCTCAGTGTGGGATACGGAATCCTTCAATTCCTGCAGAGCGGTTTCCGTGGCCGTGGCCAGACTCTGAAAATCCTTCGGGATATTTGGTTCGTCACTCGTGTTTGGGTAGGGGAGTTCGAAGTTTTCTGTTGTCGGCATGATGCCTCCTATGGTTATGCGGTTTGGATGAGGATTGGTTTGGATCCGATGCCGAAGCCCACGAGCACGCATACGGCACCAACCGTGAGCGCCTGGCCGGCTATCTGGCGGCAGGGGATATCGATGCCGTCGGCGGTCGCCACCACCGGTGAGGTGGTTTTCACGACTCCGATGCGGCCTGTGAGTGGGATGGTGGAGGACTGCGAGTCGCGCAATAGTTGCACGAGCTGATTGTCATTCGTTTTCATCCTCGGTCACCTCCGATTCGTTCCTGGCTTTCACCGTCATGGCTCCGCTGACGAGATCGAATGAAATCGAATCCACGTAGTAATGCCAGAGAGTGGCCGAGGTTCCTGTGGTCTCATCGCCCGGTATGAGCACGTCGATGACGTCGCCCTCGTCCAACGCGGGATTGCCGATCGCCGTGATCTGCAGCGTCTCGGCGGAGCCGGTGACCGCGTCCAACCTCGTGTCCGCTATCTTCTTCGCCGCCGCTGCGTTGGACGCGGTGGGAGAGGCGATGAAATACGGGATCACCACGCCCAGGTTCTTAGGTGCTCTCGGCCCTGTGGTGAGCTGGGACATCTGCGGGGACCACTTCTGTGAATCATCCGTGCTGGAGGGTTTGACGACGACGGTGTTGTAAAGCCGTGTTTCCTCGGTACCAGTCTCGGCGCTGACGAGCACACCTCCATCACCCGCGTTCACCGTCCACACGCTCAACGCGTGCGAGGTCTTCGAATCCTCGATGACGATGCGACCCAAACGGTCGAAATACGCGTCGAAACCACCATCCGTGCACAATGTGCCGATCGCCGCATCACGGTTCTCACCCCAATCACCCTGCGACTGGATGCTTCCCGTGTCGGTGGCGTTCACCTGGGTTTCGGAATCGCCGGCCACCTCGTACATGAGGGATCCCACGGCTGCCACGCGCTTTGTTCCAGCGGTCGGGGTCCATCCGTTAGTGAATCGTCCCTGGGCCACGCGCCACCATTTATCCGTGATGCTGAAATCGATGACCCCATCGCCGGTGCGCCAGCTCACATCACTGGGCCGCCCGGTGATCATCGGTACCTCCTCCATGTCCAGAGCCGACGTGCCGACTCCGGCATACACGGTGACGGTGGTGCCAGGGTTCTTCAGCGTCCTTTCGATGTCCTGTGGAGAGGCTGCGATCGCGCCGTTGGCCACACTGACCGCGTTCACGGTGAGGCTTGCTGTGCGCCGTGTGCCTTTCTGATAGGTCGCGTCAACGGTTCCAGATTCCACGCTTAGATCAATCGTGGAACCGTCCGGGGCGGTGAGCGTGGCGCGAGCCGAAATCTGGTGCGTGCGGCGCAGGCTGGGAAGGAACTCGCTGCTGACCTTATACATTCTGTCTCTTTTCGTGTGCTTGCAGATCCGCGTACGTGGCGTAGTCGGTGAGGATTCGTGCGTAATCCTGGTTCTCGTCGAGCAGGTCCGCATAGGTCCAGCCGACCGCCTGCTGGGCCACCGCCGGCGAATCCACCTCGACGCAGGGTAGGGTCCAGTTGCGCCATTGGGCTGGGCCGGATCTCCCCGTGTAGCTCATCTGCGCATACCGCTCATCCTGCATATCCATGATCTGCAGGAACATTGGGTTGAGTCCCAATCCATACGAGGGAAGCGGGTTGAACAGTATGGGAATCTGGTCGTCAAGAAGCTGATCCAGCATGTTTTCCTGATCCCATGACTTCGTGCGCAGCTTGAGGTTGAACTCGCGGCTGTGACGGCTGCTCGGAATTGTGTAGATCGGATAATGGGAGCGCAGCACGTCATGGCGCACTGCGTTGCTGCGCCGCGTCAACCCTTCGAAACCGGTCACCATGCCGCGTGTCATCTCCACGCTTTTCGCAGGGTTGGCTGGGTGGATCAGCCACCCGGCTTCGGATTGCAGCTTCGTCTGCTGTGTGGTCATGTCGATGGTGTTTTGCATTCCGTTTGGATACGAGTCACCGGAGAATGGCGGCACGTCAAGACCGCTCAGAGTGGCGTCGTCCGCCATCGAGTAGAGGGCGATCGAACTGAAATCGAAGCTGCTGCCGTCACCCCATGCGCCCGAGCCTGATTCTGGTTGGAGGTAGAAGACCAGGAACCCTTCCTTGGTGATGGTGAAGGTTTTCCGGTAGGTGACCCAATCGGTTTGCATATCACTGGCCGAGCTCTCGTTTCTCATGAGAAGAGTGAAATCGGCAGTGGACCATGCATGAAGACTTATATTGAGATATGTTGCTTTGCTCGACCGCTTTCGCGCTTTAAAGATAAAGGCGTAGTCGCCGGGCTGCAGGATCGGGCAAACGCTCGGTCTGGTTGTGGGAGTGCCGAAGGCGTCGTTTCTGCCGTAGCAGAATCCTGATTGCGTTTGCGTGGGATCGGCCGTCACGGTTAATCCGGTAGAAGTGCGGGTGAGGGTGGAGTTCCAGCGAGACAGAATACCTGATGTTCGCAGCATCGGATCATAGAGAAGATTCGTTGCGATCGTAGAACCGGAAGCGACTTTCAGGACACTAGAGGAAGCGTCGGGGGTGCCGGTCCACGAGCTCACGACATCCATCATGGACTGGCCTGTCACACGATAGGCGATCTCCGTATCATAGGGAGCCTCGTAATCGTGAACGATGAAACCATCGTTGCCCGTCGTGGGCTGCGAGCGCACGAGGGTTTCAGCACCGTTCGCGACTCTTTTGAGATCGGCTTGGGTGATTTCCGTATAAGCGTTCGTTTCCATGCGGATCTCGACGCTCGGGGGCACGTCGGATTGCGCTGGGGTCGCTGTGAGGCTAGCCATTGATCAATCCCCTCCTCAGGTTCGAATTGTGGGTGCTCATCGCGTTCTCGACCACCACCTTCATACGGCCCAGAATCGCGCCGTCAGCATCCACGAGCGTGATCGTTGGCGGATACGCCATCTGCGTGGTGGTGGATTGCGGGCCTTGGGTCTTCGACGATCCGAGGGATGGCGTGGAGGCGGCTCTTCCCGAGTGCAGCGAGGAGCGGAACGAGTACACGGCCTTCTGCCCTCCCATCGCGTTCACGTCGGCGGCGGTCAGGACGTGCTCGCCGTTGGAGAGCCAACGAGGGATGCTGTCGGAGGTGCTTGTGCCTGGTCCGATGATCGCGCCACCCTCCGCGTTGCCTCCTCCGGAGGCTCCGATATTAACGTGGAAGACCTTGCCCAGGATTCCGTTCACTGTTCCCCAGAAGCTGTCGGTGTTGGCTCCTACCTCGATCTTCTTATCCTTGATCTTGGCGGCTTCCACGGCGCTTTTCGCGGCTTTGAAAGGTCCATCGTCTCCGCTGATGACGCCGGTTTTGGGATCGATCTTCCATCCGTTCGCTTGAGCTACCTTGTTGAACGCATCCGTGTTGTTTCCCAGGATCTGACCGGTCTTGGTGTCGATGGTCGCTCCGTTGGCGACAGCCAAAGCGACATCGTATTGTCCTTTATCCAAGGTGAGGGTGCCGGTCTTGGGATCGATCTTCTTGCCGACGACTTGTGCGATCGCTGCCAGAGCGTCCTTGTTCTCGCCGCTGATAACGACTTTCCCGTCCTTGATGCTCTTGGCCTTCAACTGCACCGCATCCAACGTCTTCGAGGCCTGGTCCGTCACCTTGATGGCTTTGGGTGGTAGATCCTTCGTGTTGTACTGGTCCATCGTGTCGAGCATCTTCTGGACTTCGTCAGTGCTCAGCCCGTTGGCTTTGGCGAAGTCGAGGATCTTGTTCTTCGAATCCGTCAGGCTCTGGTTGGCTTTCTGGCGTGCGGCTACGGAATCTCCCTCGTCCTTGATGATGCTGGAGGCCAAGGTCTGCGAATCAATGATCATGTTGCGGATCATCTCGCGGTTCGCATAACCGTAAGTGGTGTTGCGGTCCATGCTTGTGGCTTGGACGGCATCGGTCTGCTTTATGTTGTTCTGGATCGTGGATGAACCCGAGTTGAAGTCTTGCGCGAGCTTGTTTTGCGCGGCTTCCAAGGCTAAAGCCCCACCGTTGAGGAGATCCAACGCGGTCTTGTAGTTGTTGGCTGCGGTGGTCGCATCGTTCTCGGCGGCGCTCAGTTCGTTCCATTTCTGCGAGCTCCGGCCCAGGATTGTCTGCATGCCTGTGGAGGATGCCATGGAGTCCTTGGTGGCACCGTTCAGCTCGTCCTGCGCCGTCTTCGCATCACTGATGCCGGTGCGTTCGGTGTCGAGAGCGGCTTTCAGCTGTGTGGCCGCAGCAGCATTCGCTGCGGTGACTCCTTTTTGCTTGTCGAGGACGTTCGCGTGCTCGTTGGCTTTGTCGGTTGTGTCGGAGAGAACCGAGCTTACCTTCTCATAGGCGTCTCCCTGGTTCAGTGCCGCGTCGACAAGATCACTGGTGGAGATCCCGAGCTGTTTCGCCTTCTCTATTGCTCCGGATTTTTGAAGATTATCGGCCATCTGAGCTCTCACGGAGGAGTCGATGGCACCGTTCGATTGTTGCAGAGCTGTGGTGAAGCTCGTCTGGGATTGCGTGGCATCCCCCGTCTTGGCGGAGAATGCGGCGTATGCCGCAGCCAACAAGCCGATGCCTGCGACCACAAGACCGATGGGGCCTGCCGCGATTCCTGTGGCGGTGCTCAGCCCCGTCATGGCGGTTTTCACACCGTTGATGATGCCGGAGATGATTCCCCACGCTTTGAAGACCGTGTAGACTGTCATGCCTGCGGTGGCGAACGTGGCGAGGACCGGCGTGGGAATGGAATCGATGGCGTCCATCAAGGAGGTGACGACGGCGAGCACTCCGGACCCCCAGGGTTCGAACGCCCGCACCACGTTCCCCACAGCCCCCACGGTGCTTCCGAGGAACGATTCCATCTGCGGAAGCTTGGCGAGCATGTACGCGACGAAATCACTCGCACCGTTGCCGTTGCCCCACTTATCGAAGCTTTCGGCTCCACGCAAGGCCCACGAATCCACCTGCTGGATCACCGGTTGGAGACGCTGCAGGAATCCGAGAAGGCCGGAAACCCCATGCCCGCTGATCTTGCCGGCGTCCCGAGCCAACAACGCGACCAGACGCGTGGTCGTGGGCATGGAGGAGTTCAACGAGTCCACCGAGTCCTCGAAGCCTTCGAGCGCTCCTGCGGCGGCGACGCTCTTGAGCTGGCCGAAATCGGATTTGAGAGTGGACAAGCCCTTCGAGTAACGTTGTCCGACTTCGGTTCCCTGCTTCATCTGATCGCTCACGCCCATGATGGCGACCACGGCGGTGACGGCCATGCCGCCGAGAGCGGAGGCGACTCCCGCCGCTCCCGTGGCGATGGGTATCAGGGCGGGAGCGAGGGGGATGAGCGCGCTCAGCAGGCTCGAATGCGACTTGGCGGATTTATCCGTTGCCTCACTGTTGGATTTCTTCGCTTTGGTGTCTTTATCGGTCGCTTCG